CATTAGCGGAGTCACCTGATTTCCAGCAGTTACCGGGTAACATCCAGGAAAGAATTTTAACAGTAACAGGATTGGTTGGCGGGCAGGGAGATCCAGAAATGGACCAACCCAGGGCATAAGCGGTGAACAGTTTTCTGCCCGTCACATAAACTATGCCAAAATTAAAAGTCAAAGGAAAGGTGAAGAAGTTTAAGTACACCAAAAAAGGTAAAGAAGCCTATGAGAAGGCTCTTTTAAAAAGTAAAGGATAATACCATGAGTTTAAAAGCAAAGAAAAAAAAGAAAACAGATAGCATCCCAAAGGCACAAAAGAAGAAGATGCCACAGAGTCAAAGCCAATGGAATATAGAAGCAGGAGCGAGGAGAAAGAAGAACGATGCTTTATCGGCTTATCACTCTTTCGGAATTAGAACTCAAGAGCCACAGAGACATCCTGTTACTAAAAAGAAAAAGAAGAAGAAAAAATAATGTATCACCAGATTACAGGCTTACTTACCCCTACCGAAGCGGATAAACTCAAGAATATGGGTAAATCTAACGCTTCAATTTCTGACTTTTCCAATGAATTGTTGCAAAAGGTGGCAAAACGCTACCAATCGATGGTGGATGATCAGGAGTTTATGCTGGAGAAACCCAGTTACTGGCGAATTGAGACCCGTCCAAAGGGACACGAATGGCATTATGATGGTTGTAAACTGATTGAAGGAGAGTTTGTAGATAACCATATGGCCTGGTGTCAGTTCGGTACAACTGTACTTTTATCCGATCCGGATGAGTTTACAGGTGGCAGAATATTTTTTGAAATAGACGGTGAACCCAAAGAAGTAAAGGATCACTATCTTAATGGCGTTTGTTATACAGCAGGAAAATTAAGTAACCCAATGAAGCACATGGTAGAGCCCCATGAAGGAAAGAGAACGGTTCTACTCATGTTCTTTGCAACTAAACCAGTGTCGCAAGACCAACTGAAAGGATAGAACAATGGCAACAGTTAATGTAGTAGGAACAAATAATTTAGACGTTACACCTGAATCAGAACAGATCCAGGTAGGCAATTTCAGTAACGATCCAATGGTGGGTATAGATACGCCATCAACAGATAGTTACGACAACATTTCGATCCCGAATGAACTCTTTGGTGAGCAATCAGAAGGATCCAATACAGAACAGGCTGTGACCACAGAGTCAATAGAACCAGCCAAAACAGAAGCAACCAATGAACCAGACCAGGAAGTATCAGACACTGTGCAAGAGCAAACCGATACGGTTAGTGATTATGAGACATTAGACGATAATGTCGTTTTTGAATCAGAAGAAGGCTCAATATACAGTTTGACTGATATAGAATCCTGGAAAAAAGATGCTGATAACCGTCACGAATGGAACAAGTCCAATACGGAGAAGGCCCAGACAGTGGCAGATCAGCGTAGGGCAGTAGAGCCTTTGGTGCAGTTGGTTGATAAAATAAAAGAGTCGGAAGATTTCTCTGATACGCTTATGGAAGCGATTGAAGATGAACTCGGTAAAGAAGCAGGGCAACTGTTCAAACAGTCCCTACAGATGGATAATAAAGACCTTCCGAATCCCTATGAATCTGAATTGACAGAGACAAGGGAAAAACTGGCACAGATGGAAGCACAAAATGCTTTGGACCAGTCGATAGCAGAATTGAAAACCACCTACTCGTTGGATGATAAGCAATCCCAGGAAGTCCTGGACTATGCAATTCAGAAACATGAGAAAGATGGCAGACTGCTGACCCTGGATGAAGCATACAAGGTGATGAACTTCGATAAGCCCAAGGGTGAAGTAGTTCAGGCCAAGCCAAAACCATCTGTCCCCGTAAACGTACAGAAGAATGTCGGTGTCAAGAGTGATAAGCAAAGTAAAATCACTTCGTATGATGACATTGATGTTGCTTCTTTTTTTAACACATAAAATACCGAAATAAAGGAGACATAAAATGTCTAACATAGTTGTAAGCGGAACAGGTTCCGCATCATTAAGTGCCCTTATTCAGCAGTATTATATGCCTGTTTTGTATGATCAGATCTTTAAGAAAAGTCATCCATTATTGGCGTTGCTGAAAGCAAAGGCAAAAACATTCAACGGTAGAGATATCGTTGTTCCTGTAGAATATGCAGACGGTGGTTTAAGTGCCTGGGGAGATCAACACGGTCTTACCAGTGCATATACACCAGCCATTGCTGAAATTGCAAGGACTGCATCCTACCAACCCACAATGCTTACAGGTCATTTTCTTTTAACGAAGGAAGAAACCTTGCTCATGAACAGCCCGCAGTCGATCAAGAACATTGTAAGTGCTAAAGTGAAAAACCTTCAGAAATCTATGGAGAAGAAAGTTGCAGAAAATCTTTTTGCTACTGCTTTGGCAACCGATGCATTCAATCCTATTGGCGTTCTCTGTGATGACTCATCCACAGTTGGTGGTCTTGCACCTGGCTCATATGCCTGGTGGAAAACTCCTGTCTTGGATGCTACTGATTTTGCAGACACAACTGGTAACATTTCAGATGATTCACCAGATGCTACAACAAGTGGATACATTGCAATAGCAGATATGGTTGATTCTACAAAAGATACTTATATCTTGAAGTTGTTGCAGAGGGGTGTTGCAAATGCTCGTGGTTACTCTGGTGAGGATCCTGATGTAATTGTTTGCCCACAGTCCATCTATGATCTTATTGAGAATGAGATTGATCCAAGAAAGACAGGTAGTAGAATGTCTGAACGTATGGGCTCAATGGGCTTCACTGCTCTGAACTTCAGAGGCATTGACATTATTGCTGACCAGGATATGGTCACCCAGCAAGATCTTGCTGATGGTGTTGCTGATGCATTTGGTGTTGATGGTAAGATGTACTTCCTGAATACGGACTATCTCTATATGTTCTTCAACTCCGGTGCAAAATTCACTGCATCCGACATGATTGAAGATACAAAGAGTAATACTTTCGTGCAGAAGGTTCACACTTATGGTAACCTTGCGATTACGAATCGTAGGGCTCATTGTGTGATCAACGAATTGGAATCATCTACTACTTATGCCCCACACGGTGCGGAGTAATTAAGTAACTGATTCACTGATTAACCTTAAAGCCCCTGCCTTTTTGTGGTGGGGGCTTTATAGCCTGGAGACAACATGACAACAGCAACAATGCTTACCATTTTGGGGGACAGAATGGAAGATACCGCAGGGGATCTTTTTACTGATACCGTCAAGGAACGATACTTGAATCGTGCCCAGGACAAGGTCATCCAGGCATTGAACCCACATTTATTAACTGACCTTCATGTATTAAAGACTGGTATATCTATGTCCACCGATAGTGATGTGGATACACATTTTAAGAGTTATTTCATACCGACCAATGCAGGAGCCCTGGACTCGGATCCATTTGGTGGACCATTGGGCATCATGGGAATACGAATTGCCAGTAGTAGTTTTATTCGTAAGGTATCCTTTGATATGGTCAAAGATTTTACAACAGGATATGTCGCATTCAGTGGCACAGAACCTGTCTATTTTATTTTTAAAGGCAGGATATACATCTACAACAATACAGCCAATGTGGACTGCTATTATATTAAGGAACCCGCAACCCTGGCAACTGGTAGCACAGGAGACTTAAATGCTATCTTCCATGATTCGATCCTGGAGTTTGCAGAAGCAGAACTATGGAGAACAGTCAATAATAGAGAAAGAATGGCTACAGCCCAGGCGATGGGCTATGAGTACCTGGCTAAATACAACCAGAACCCAGCCACAGGTGTAGTGGGTGAAGGACTGCCTTTTGATTATTCCAGTAGTAATGGACTGGTGGATCCCATCTACCCTAATTATCCGATTGGTTAATGGCTAATTTTATTAACATTAAGGACTTTGATGGCGTTCTAACCAATGCTGATATTGAAGATCTTCCAGATAATGTAGCACAGGAGATTAAGAATCTCAAGATCCAGGCAGGGAAGTTAGAAAAAACATTCGGTGCAGGAACCCCATCCGGTGTACCGTCTATCGGTTTATCATTTGTTAGTAGCGGTAATTATATAGTCTATAATGTATTCACCTTTGTCTCCGATAAGTTTGCTGGAGATACGAATGATGCGGGAGATGGATACAGGTATCTATTGGTCACCGTTCATACCAGTACCCAGGCTGTTAAACTGTTCTGGTGGGATAGTGGTTTACCTGATGTGGATGACCATTTACAGATTGAAGATAATATTGTGTTATTCACAACTGATTCAGCACATGGTATCACTGAAGATGATTATATATTGGTCCAGGATTGTAAAGATAATGCATCCCCACAGGCAGATATCTCCGGTGCTGGTGTCTATGATCAGGCAGATCATATACCAAATACTGTAACGATAGGCGTAAATACAGATAATGCCAAACAGTGGGGCGGTAGTTTTTTTGATACAGCAGTGGCAACAGGAGTCCAAAACCTGGGGTGGGGCGGAAAAGGCGCAACACACTTAACCGTTGATGATACCGTGACGTATGATTCTCCGGCAGTTGCCCAATCTACTATAGAAATGATAGCCATTGCATCCATGTATGGTAGGGCATTATGCCTGGCATCTGTGCCACATGATGGTACACAAGGCATTGTCACACATGATGGAACATCAACAGCAGATCTTAATAAATCTGCCTATAATGCTTACAGAACCCTGCCTAATTTTAAAGTATGC